CTTCGTCGCGGCTGCGATGACGCCGCTCAAGTCCTCAAAAGCAATCCCCGCCGCTGAGGCAATCCCCAAAACGCGGCCCAGGGAACTACCCAATTCCTCTGCCGTCGTAACGCCGTACTTGATGGTAGTGAATAGCACGTCGCTGGCGTGCTCTGCGGATATTTGCGAGTCGGCGTAGGCGTTGGTGATGTTCACCAGCAAGCTGGTCATGCTGAAGATATCGGTAGCGCCTGCGATTGCGGCCCTGCCCGCCGTCTCTACGAACTCGAGGGCCTCCCCCAGGGCAACGCCGCCCGATACGGCTTGGTACAGCGCCCGCGAGGTAACCGTCTGGCTTTCGCCTATGGCCGCACTGACATCGAGCACGCCCTCTTTGAGCGTTTGGAATTCCGCTTCAGTGATGTCAACAAGCGTCCACACCTGGCGCATGGATTGATCGAACTGCACCGCCATGCTGGTGACAGCCACGCTTGCCGCTATCACTGCGGCTGCCGCAGCCATGCCGAACATCTTCCACATGCCGCTGGTGCGTTGCGTCATGCTGCGCTGCCGCCCCTCGATCTTGGTCATGGTGCGATCAAACTGGGCGCTTTGGCCTTCGATTCGTGCAACTAGGCGCTCGAGGATCATGTCATCCCTTTGAGTGGTGGTACGCTTTCCGCCTGGCGTATCAATTCAAACGCCAGGTATCGCAGTTGCTGGCGGCGCGTCAATCCGTAGAAGATTTCCACCTGCATGCCGAACCGCTCACATGCCGAATAGACCAGGTACAGCTGCGTGCGGCCAGTATCGGGCGGCAGCCGTGGCGTCAGGCCAGTGCTGCCGCGCGCGTAAAAGCCTCCTTGGTCTGGTCGATCTGATCTTGGCCGATGTTCGACAGCCGCAGCACCTCGTCAACGATGAGCCCGTAATCCCCAACGGCAAACCCCATGGCCAGGAACTCCGCGTGCAGCTTGCCGTAGAACTCCGCGTCAGTGCTGCAGTCCTCGCGTTTCGCATCCCAGCCCACGCGGTCATCGGCACCCAAAGCAAAGTGCACCAGTGCCATGGTGCTGAGGCGGTTGCGTAAGCGCAGGGCCTTGACGTATGCCGCGTCGGCCTCATCGCGCACGGGCACGGGCTTGGTCGTGTCGGGATCGCGCAGCAGCTTGCCTTTCGCGTCCCGCGCAAATCCACGCATGGGTGCTTGCGGTGGCGGCCCGAAATCCAACTTCTCGTCAAACCCCATCGGCACGCCGCGCAGGCGCAGGGTTATGTCATCCCCTTTCCTGCGCGGCAGCGTGACCTCGCCCTCGTCGCCGATCTCCTCCGGCGTAAGCCCTTCGATTTTCATATCCTCATCCTTTCCTATTTCGCCGCATGGCGGCTGCCTTTGCGTTTGGTCTTACCTGGGCCTTTGCGTTTTGTGGGCCTAGCCCGCTTATTAGGGCCCTGGGTACGCCCAGCTTCGCCCACGTGGGCCTTTGGGGCCTCGCGCGAGCTACTAGGCACCCCATTGCCCTCGTGCGCTACAGGCGCACTGCTGCAAATCGGGCAACTGGCGATCAGTTCGGCCTTTACGGCCTCCAGGTTTGCCGCCACGACGTCCTTGGCTACGGTGCGTCGAAAGACGGCCCACCGCACACGCGCGCCGCAAGGGCATGTGATTCTGTACTGCACAGTTGCCTCCTTACGCCGCGTCCTTGGCCACCTCCGGCGCAACGATGAACGCTTCGCCGGTGAAGGCCAGCGTGTTGTACTCGTCGCCCTCGGCGAACTCCATAGCGCCATGCGCGTTTGCGAACGTGATGATCTCGTCCTTTTCGGTCGCCGTCGGCGTGCTGATGGTGAACACCATGTCCAGAGTGAACACATCCCCGCCATCCGTGTTGGTGCTCGTCCAGCCGGAGGCCGCCTGAATATTCTTGATGGCCTCATAGGCGGTGGGGATTCCCGTATCGCTGCTAATCAGCTCGATGAACTTCAAGGTCCAACTCAGTGTTACGGGCACCTCGTCGCCCTGGCGCATGTGACTGAGATCGCCGCGATCCAACACATTGATTACGGCGTTCGATTCGGCGAACCGCAAGTCCCCTTCTTCGCACGCCAGTGTGATGCTATTCGCGGCGCCGCTGTCCGATAGGACAAGGGTGCCGTCGCGCAGGTTCTTGGTTACGCTCACAGAAAATCACCTCCTTTTCGTTCGTGGGTGAGCAGCAAGAGGCGCAGACAAAAAAAGCACCTGGCCGCCTGCATGCAGTCAGGTGCTTTAGCCCGTCCTCGGCGAATCACGGCTGATCAGGCCGCGACGCCTCCGGCTGCTATCCCATCTTCATTTCTCCTTAGATTGCCTCAATTACCATGCCGTCGAATCGCACTGCGCCGCCGTCGCGCTCGATGTCGCCAGGGCCTGCACCACCAGGTCCCGACATCGCGCTTACGACCGCGGGTTGCGGAAAATATGCGTACTGCCCTTCCTTGAATCGTATGCCGCGACCTGCGCTGGTTACGATGGTCTTCTGCCCGAACTCGGCGCCCAGAGCGTCCGCCAACTGCTGCACCCTGTAGGCATTGCCGTCGCTCGTGGCGTGCATTATGTAGACCACCAACGCAACGAGGCGATCCTGCTCGCCCTCGCGGCACGGCCTGCCCGCCGCCTGCACCACGGGCTTGATCCATTCCGTAAGCCCGGTGCTGCTGAAAGGCACGGCAGGGTATTGCACCGTGCAGGCAACCCAATTGTCTTGCAGATGCTTCATCACCGCCTGGTGCACATCCTCGGCAATCATTAGAACCTCATCATCTCTTCGCGGCCGCTGAGCACATTACGCAGATGCCTCCGTAAATGCCGCCGTCCATCGTGCATCGCATGACGCAGAATGCCTTGCCCATGCGTCTGCTCGCTCCAGTTGAATTCGAGCATGATGATGTAATCGACCAGGTTGCTCATCTCGATGTATTGCTCGCTGCCCTGCAGCCGCATCTTGATCGCGCCCTTCGGCAAACCCTCCGCCCCTTCGGGCTTTGGGTGGCTGGCCGCTGTGGCAGCCGCACCAGGCGATAGCTTGCTGGCGGGTATGTACCAGCCCGCCCTAGCCCTGCCGGTATCGACGGGCGTGAACTTTATCAGCCCCTCCATAACCATCGCGGCCACCATCTTGAGTGCCTTCGACAGATTCTTCCGATACATGCTGAAAAACTTTGCCAGCTCGGCGTTGGCACGTTCGGTCTCCCAATGGATGGTGAACATGCGGGCACCCTGCCGCTGGCCCTGTAGCGTGCTCGTCCGCAGTATCTGCTGCGCTGATTGCATCGTCGCGGGCACTATGGCACCCTCCTGGCGTAGACCCACCAGAGACTCTCGTCAGCGCTTTTCCGCTGCCCCAGCACCCGGAAGGTCTCGTCGCCGTCTACAATCTGATCGTCGGCTTCCGGCTCCGCAGCCAGCTCGGCCACCTTGATGCCGTAGCGAAGATCGGAGATGCGCACGGCAATGCTTCCCGCCGTTGCCGCCACTTCGCTGCTCCGCACAGTTTCCCGAAGAGCCGTTAATGCCGTATCGGTCGTAGTCGTAGCGTGTGTCCCCGACTCGGCAGAGAAGGCCACGCTAGTGCCCACCCTGTACGTAATAGACACCCCCCAATCGGCCCACATCATATCGAGGTCAGTAGCGGCTTGGTTGGCAAGCGACACTTCACGCCCTCCTATGGGCCGGCAGGATCGTTGTAGCGCGTCTCTTCCCACGCAGGCAGGCTGCCGAGTTGCTTGTCCACCACTTCCAGCTGCTTGCGCAACTCAGCGAGGTACTCCGTGTGGGCCACCGTCCTTTCGCCCACCTTGTACGTCCTCGAGCCTGCCGTCAGCACGCTACTTATCTGCGTCTCGATCAGCGCCCGTTTCGTCTGGAGTTCTGCTTCTGTCGGGTACGCCATGACGTTGCCCCAATAGGTCCTTCGCTTCCGCAGGCAAGGGCACGCGAGCCACTTTGGCCAGCATGCCCATTGCCGCGTAAAGACCTTTATTCTGCCGCCGCACCTCCATCAGGATATCGAAAAGCAGCATCTCCAGCGGCGTTTGAAGCTCGACTCGCTGGCCGGGCATTTCCACCGCGTCGTTGCCGCTCATGCGCACCTGGTAATACATGCCTCGCTCCTATCCTCGGCTTGGCGGGCTTGTCCTTATGCTGTGCTCTGGTAGGTCGACCTGTGATCGATGACCTCGGCCGTGCCCCACTCGCGGACCTTGAATCGCACCACTATGTCGCGCTCGAACGCCAAGTCGCTGTCGGCACCCTGCCTGAACATCTGCAGAGGCCAGTGCTGGCGATACACGAACGCCCGCGGCCCGTCCATCATGTACCAGCTCGAGGTACTAAGGGCGTCGAGCAGCGGGGTGCTCACCAGGGCGTACTGCCCAGCGTAGGGATTGCTTCCCTGCATGCCGTATTGCGTGTCCGGTGTGCCCGCGGCCGCATTGACGCGGCTCAAGTAGTAGTTGCCGGTCGCGTCGAGCACGCGCATTGCCGTCGCAAACAGGGCCTTCGGAACGAGCACCTGCCTCACCATGACCACCACAGGCGTGGTCATATCGCTCTCGCGCTGCAAGGCTATCAACGCCAATACCGCGTCAACGTCCGTCCAGTCCACCAACGCATTCGTGGCAACCAGGTTGCCGTGCCCGCCTGCGCTCGCGGCTGTGGCGCTGTAGAGCGCCGTGTTCGTGCCGTTGATCCGGTAGGCGTTGGTCGTGCCCGTAACGACGTTCAGGATGCGCTGCTCTTTCTGCTGCCGCAGGTAGTGCGAGATGTTGCCGGCCTTTCTGAGCAGGAAGCCTGTATTGTCGCGAAACACCGCTTCCTCGGTGATGGAAAGGATTTCTCCGCGCTTTTTCCCGCTCACGAAGCCGACGTACTCGTCCGTCATTCCAGCTTCGGGATAAGGCATGCCCTCGTTCACTTCGGCGTTCTCATCCTGGAGTTGGAACCCAGGGGCCCGCTCGCTCAGCTGCGTCGTCTGGATGGTGTCGACGAGTTGGTCGCACACCCAGATATCCTGGCTGTACTCATTCATCACGCGGCTGAAGAGTATCTGCCCGAACACGGCAGAGAACGCCGTGCTGTCGACAGCCGCTTCTTGCAACGGCTTGATGAAACCGCGCTGCCTCGCGACAGCCGCGAGCGTCTCGCCAACCGGGCCGACCGTGGCTTCCCAAAGGCCGCGCACGCTGATGTCCGTCGACCTGACTCTGCCGGTGGCTATAAGCTCTGCGACTCTTCGGCCGCACTCCACAGCGCCCACGCGCTCAATGAGGTTCTTGATTGCTGCCGGTCTCAATGCTGTCACCTCCTTCAGTGTGGTGCGCTGTTAGAGGGTCTGCCCACGGCTTAGCCGATGGGCTTGATCTTGATGTAGGCGATCCCCTGCGAGGATGTCGACTTTGTCCACTTGATGCTGAACAGCGTGCTTTCAGCGACGTCGTGGTAGGCGTCGTCACAGTCTGGAAGGCGGCCAACCAGTGTGTCGGCGATGTTGCCGTCGACGGTGCCGATCACGTTCGCCACGTTCAGAATCTCCAACGTGTCGCCCGCGCCGCCAGCCGCGTGGGTCTTCACGATCCACGCATCAACCACACGGAACTTAA